AAGGGCATGATGCCGAAGATGGCCAAGGGCGGCTACATGAAGGGCGGCAAGTGCTAAATCACTTCCGTCGAGCAGTCGAAGAGAAAAGGAAACGGCTCGCCCTGGACCTAATAGAGGGGCGGGCCGACTCCTTCGAAAGTTATCAGTGGCACGTAGGCTACTCCTCTGGTATGTTGGCGGCGATCCAACTACTGGAGGAAATAGTCGATGCAGATGCCGACAGCGAAGAGCGCGGGTAACACCACTTGGTGGACCGACCCTACTATCCCGGATCCCGCCGACCTCCCTACGGTGAGGGGCTGGCGAATCCTGGTGCGCCCCATTCCCAATGCCCCCAAGACCAAGGGGGGCATCATCATCCCGGATGCCACCATCGAGACGATGGATCTCATTCGCAGCGTCGGGCAGGTGAAGGCGGTGGGCCCCATGGCCTACTCCAGGCCCGATATGGGCGACGAGCCCTGGTGCAAGGTGGGGGACTACATCCTCTACCCGCGCTACTCTGGAGCAAAGTTCTCCTATGGTGGCGTCAAATTCCTGTTGCTCAACGACGATGAAGTACTGGCGGTAATCCAGGATCCCGCCCGTATAAACGAGTAGGGTATTGACAACCCATCTCGTTTCAAGTATCTTGGGAATGCGTAACGCAGGATCGCAACTGTGGAAAACAAAGAAGACTGGGTCGAGGTGGATGTAGCCCCCACCGAAACTCCGAAGGCCGACGCGACCCCCGTCGAAAATGCCCCGGAGGAAGAGAAAGTCGGACATCGTGCGGAGAAGCGGATAAAGCAACTCCTCGCTCGTGTCAAGGACGCTGAAGAGAGGGCTAGCAGGGCTGAGATTGCCGCCGAGGCCAAGGCCAAGGAAGCAGCAGATGCCCTAGAGAAGGCCAAGGGAACCGAGACCTCCGCCCACACGGTCTACCGCAACAGTTTGCAGGACAAGATCAAGGTGGCGGAGAAGCGGTTCCAGGATGCCTACGACGCGGCAGATCGGGACGCCATCCTCGCGGCGCAAAATGACCTCATTGAGGCCCGCCTTGAAGTCAAGGCCCTCGATGCCTGGGAGCGCAGCAACAAGGTGGATCCGGCCCCCGCGCCACAGGCTCCGGCCCCGCAGGCCCCGCAGCAGCTTGCCCCCGCGACCAAGGAGTGGATGGATTCCAATCCGTGGTTTGGCCGGGGTGCCAACGCTGACAGGCTGGCAACGGCGGCGGCAGTGGCCATCTCCGACGACTTGGTGACCGAGGGGTATGACCCCGCCAGCACCGAGTTCTACGAGGAGGTCGAGAAGCGCCTGGTGGCAGAGATGCCCCGGATGGCCTCGAAGATCTCCAAGGGTGAGCCGGAACCCCGAAAGCCGGTCGTTGCTGGGCAGTCGCGCACTCCCAGTAGGCGTATCCGCCTCGATGAGGGCACCGTGAGGGCATCCAATCGCCTCGGTGCCACCCTGGAGGACACCGCCCGCTACATGGAGAAGATCCAGGATGCGGGTGACGGATACGTCAACATCGACATCAAGCGCGGGAGGAAGTGACATGACGATGCGTAGTACGCGGGAAGATACCGCTCGCAAGCGTGAGTGGAAGGAGCCCAACGAGTTGGATGTGCCGGAGAGTCTCTCCCGGCGTTTCCTCAGCGAGGGCTTCGGGACCCGCTGGATCCGGGTGATGCTTGAGGGCAAGCCCGACCCCGTCAACGTCATGACGCGCATGCGCGAGGGGTACGAGTTCGTCCGCAAGGACGAGGCACCCGAGTGGCCGGAGGCTCCCTCCATGGAGTACGGCACGCACGGCAACCTCATCGTCATCGGTGACCTCGCCCTCGCCAAGTTGCCCCTCGACATCTCCGAGTCTCGTACCCGGCAGATGGCGGAGAGGACCCAGGCCCTGGCCGATGCCATCAACCGGCAGTTGCAGGAGAATCGCAACCTCAACCGCGCCATGCCTGTATCGAATCGCGGAAGTAGTAGCAAGGTGTTTTCTGGTGGCCGCACCCCTACTCTCGACTGAACCCAAGGGCCGCCGAAGGAGTAGAGCATGACTGCTACGAAGCGGCCCTTTGGCCTCCAGCCGGTGCGCATCAGGGGCGGCAGCCCCAACAGCGGCGCACTCAACACGTACCGAGTCGGCGCATCCGCCGGCCCGTCGGATATCGGTGACGGCGACCCCATCAAGCAGATCCCGGGTGGCACGCTCGCCCTGGCCTCGGCGGCGACGGATTACGTCATCGGCGTTGCCAAGGGCTTCAAGTGGGTGGACCCGGTGACGAAGCGCCCGACGTGGAGCAACTACCTCCCCGCCGGCACCTCTTCGGCGGACAGCAACATCTACGCCTACGTCGTGGATGATGACCGTGCGACGTTCATCGTGCAGGCCGATGCCACCGTCTCGGCGGGCGACCTGGGCCTGAACTTCGAGCTTTCGGCCATCGGCAGCGTCAACGCCTCCTTCGGCAAGTCGCAGGCCGTCCTCAAGGCTTCGACGCGCACCACGGCCACCAAGCTGGTGCGCCTGCTCGGCATCTACGACACGCCGGACAACGCGCTTGGGGACGCTTTCCCCATCGTTGAGGTGCGGATCGTCCAGCACCGCGACACGCAGGCCTCGGCCTTCTAAGGAGTAAAGACACATGGCAGCTATCACTAGGGCAAATATTGCCAAGCAGCTCCTCCCGGGACTCAATGCAGTCTTCGGCGTGGAGTACGGCTCGGTCGACGACCAGCACCTCCCGCTCTTCGAGATCGAGAACTCGGAGAGGGCGTTCGAGGAGGAGGTGCTCTTCACCGGCTTCGGCACTGCGCCGACGAAGGATGAGGGTGCCGCCGTCGAGTACGACAACGCGCAGGAAGCCTGGACCTCCCGCTACACCATGGAGACCATCGCCCTCGCGTTCTCGATCACCGAGGAGGCCATGGAGGACAACCTCTATGATACCTTCGCGCGTGTTCGTGCCAAGGCTCTGGCTCGCGCCATGGCCAACACGAAGCAGGTCAAGGCCGCCAACATCTACAACAACGGCTTCAGCACGTCGTTCCCTGGTGGCGATGCGGTTCCGCTCTTCTCGGCGTCGCACCCCACCATCGGCGCGGGCAACTTCAGCAACACGGCTGCGGTTGACCTCTCCGAGACGGCCCTGGAGAATGCCCTCATCGCGATCTCCCTCTTCAAGGATGATCGTGGCATTCTCATCGGGTCGAAGGGCGTCAGCCTGCACATCCCGCCGCAGCTTCAGTTCGTGGCCGAGCGCCTCCTGAAGAGCCCGGGCCGTGTCGGCACCACGGACAACGACATCAACTCCATCAAGTCGATGGGGATGCTGCCGGGTGGCTACCACGTCAACCAGCGCTTCACGGACACGAACGCCTGGTTCATCAAGACGGACGCGCCCAACGGCTCGAAGATGTTCGTCCGAGTCCCGCTCCAGACGAAGATGGAGCCGGATTTCGACACGGGCAACCTTCGCTTCAAGGCCCGCGAGCGTTACGCGTTCGGGTGGTCGGACTGGCGCGGCTGGTACGGTTCGTCGGGCGCGACCTGACCTACCCTACCGTGAGGTAAGTGGGAGGGCTGGGGGAAACCCTGGCCCTCTTGCTTTTCGTGGTACCCTATGCTACACTGGGGGACCACCCCGGCAACAGAATCGGGGGCACAATTTTCCCCTATTTGCACGGAGTGCATCATGTCTCGTTTCACCCGCGAAGCCTTCCCGGTCGTCGTTGTCGCCTCTGTTGGCACCTCCACCGCCGATTGGGGTATTGATACCTCGGGCAACCTCATCCTCAACCAGATCACCTCCTCGACGATGGCGGGAATGGCCACCTCGACGGCTCCGGCGTATCTGACGGTGCGGAACAACAACGGCGACACCTACTACATCCCCGTCTACACGACCATCGCGTAAGGGTGCCAGATGTCCTGGACTAACGTAAGGGCTGCTTATCTGCCGACGGTCAATACGACCAGTACGCAGCTAATCAACCATCCCACGCGACTGCGCGCGCTCTGGATGCATTGCGAGACCTCGGGCACTCTTACGTGCTACGATGCCTCGGCTGCAACTTCCACCACCGGACCCATCACGATGCAGATTGCACTGCCGCACGATGCAGGTGCGACGCCGGGCACGCAGTCCCTCCTCCTCCCCAGCGCTGGCATTCGTCACGAGATCGGCATGTTTGTCGTAGTCTCCACGACCAACCAAGCGCGCCTAACCTTCTTCTACGATTGAGGTCCGCCATGGCCACCATGAAGGGCAAGGGTGCTGCCGTCAAGGGCACCAGCTACCAGAACAAGTTCGAGCAGCCGCCCGTCTACACGATGCCGGTCACCAAGCGCATTGAGATGCCGGCCAAGAATGCCCCGCGCTACGCCAAGGGTGGTTCCGTCTCTCGGGGGATGGGCTGCACCTCCAAGGGCGGCGACTACAAGATCTACTGAGGTCACCATGAAGAGCGGACTCAGGGGCGGAAAGCCTCGCGACATGGCCACGATGTCCCACGGGGGCAAGACCTCCCGGGGTGCTGGTGCGGCCCAGCGCGGCTTCAACTACAACCTCTATGCCGAGGGCGGCAAGGTGGATTCCAGGAAGGGGCGTGTCCGTGCTTTCGACCTGGAAGGGCGCGAGATTCCGTGGCCCCCCAGCAAGGAAGATTACAGCAAGCCCCCCGCCGGAAAAATCGAGTATGACGAGGGCGGCAAGCGTATTCGGGGGTACGACAAGGATACCGACGCCGAGATTGAGTGGCCGCCGTCCCGCCGCAACATGGACAAGCCCCCCGTCAATCTTCGGAAGGACACGGGCAAGCCCATTTCGGCCAGCCCCAATCGCGAATACGCCAAGGGCGGCAAGGTCAAGAAGTATGAGGAGGGCGGCGAGGTGGACCGCGAGGTGCGTCGCCCGGCTTTTGCCAAGGAGATGCTCCCCACGCGCCCCACTTCCCAGCAGCGGCGCATGGCAAGGCGCGCTCCCCCTCCGGCTCCCCCACGTCCCTCAGATACCGATGTCATGAAGGGTATCGTCAAGGACATGACCCGTGAGGAGCGAGTGCGTAAGGCCGAGATGCCCTCCGAAATTTACCGTAAGGGCGGCGGCGTGAAGATGGCCGGCGGCGGCTCCTGCCGTGGTATGGGCGCTGCCACCAAGGGCGGCAAGTACACCATCAAGTAAGCCATGGCAACCTCCGGGACCACCTCCTTCTCCCTCCCCCTTGACGAGTTGCTTGAACAGGCAACTCTTCGGGTTGGGGGCGAGCCCACTCTCGGTACCGAAGCCCGGGTGTCCCGGCGGGCTTTGGACCTCCTCTTCACCGACCTACAGAATCGCGGGATTCTCCTCCACACCCTGGAGCAGGTCCTCGTCACCCTCACGTCGGCGGTAGCCACCATCTCCTGCAGCACCGACACCCTCGACCTCCTTGATGCCGTGGTGCGCCGCAACGGCACCGACCTCATCATGACCCGCCTGGGCTACGGCGAGTACCTCGACATTCCCCGCAAGGAGCAGCAGGGCCGGCCCACCCATTACTTCGTCAACAGGCAGCGCGAGTACCCCCTCATCTACGTGTGGCCCGCGCCCGAAAACTCCACCGACATCCTCGTCTACTGGAAGATGCGCTTCGTGCAGGATGCGGGGAAACTCAGCAACGACCCCGACATGCCCCGCCGCTTCTGGCCCGCCCTCGTCGCCGGCCTCGCCTACTACCTCGGCCTCAACCGGGGGATACAGTTCCCCATGGATCGCCTGGGTGCTCTGAAGGCCGAGTACGAGGAGCAGCTCTCCCACGCTACTGACGAAGACCGCGAGCGCGCCACCCTCCGTATAGTGCCACGCTACAGGTACTGACATGGGCAACTTCGCTTCAGGCAAACACAGTTGGAGCTTGTGCGACAGGTGTGGTTTTCGCTACCGCTACCTCCAGATCCGCAATGAGCCGGGTACCCGCTGGCGCGTCTGCAGCACCTGCAACGACGGCGAATTCAACTTGATGACCCACCCGCAGAACCGTCCTCCGCCCGTCTATCCCGACCCGCAGGCCCTGCGCTACCCGCGTCCCGATGTGCCCCTGGCCATCAACTACAACCAGACCGATGAGCAGCAACTCCCGCTGGATGACGGCGGACCCGGAGGTTCTTGATGACCATTGTCAACGCCAACCGCGTCCGCGAGAACACCACGGGAAATGGCACGGGGGCCCTCGCCCTCTTGGGGGCCGTTCGCAACTTCCAGACCTTCAGCGCGGGGGTGGGCAACGGCAAC